GCTTGCATGAGGTGAATGCTGAGTTGTTGGAGGCGTTGACTGGGGTTGTTCGAGTAGCTGATCGCGCAACAGTGGAATTTGACGCAGCAAAAGCAGCCATCTTCAAAGCTACAGGAGAACAACAATGACTGAACAAGCACAAGTAATTCTACCGGCGCAAGAATACATTGATATTTTGACGCAAGTTCTAGAAATGAACCAAGCGATTGTTAGGCAAAACTCATTGATTGTTCAGGCTATTTCGTTGCCACAGTTAATTATCAAAGGCGATCAACTATGACCATCACACTAACTCGCGAGGAAGCGCAGCAGGTGCTGGATGATCTTGAGGCACTTACGGCGTACATACAAGGCATAGATAAGGGCATTGTATTAAAGATTCAATCAATCGAAACCCTCCGCGCCCGACTTAGCGCACCTGAACCGGAGCCGGTGGCGTATCTGCGACGCAAAGAGTTTGCTTTTGGATACGAGCAAGTAGATAGGGAAGATCATGGCGCAATCCCTGTCTACACCGCCCCACCACAGTCTGAACCACCCTGCAAAACCGGGAGCCAGTGCATCGGCGGCAAGTGCCCGCAGTGTGTTGTCAGTGAACCAGTGGCGTGGATGAACGAAAGCGATATAGGAAGAACGGATTGGAAGGTATGGGCGCACGGTAAGCCAACAGCAACAATGCCACTCTACCCCGCCCCACCACAGCGCGAATGGCAGTCGCTGACGGATGAGGAAAGAGAAGAAGCTACTGGATGGTCAGTAGAGCACATCGAAGCCAAGCTGCGGGAGAAGAACCATGGCTGAACTTTCATGCGTAGAGCATAAAGAACATTCTGTGAGGAAGTATTGCCCTTATTGCGTCATTGAATACTACAAGGACGAGAACTTCAGGTTACGCAGGAAAATGGCAAAACAAGAACTAATACATGCCGAAAGCATGAAGCAAAGGTTTGCACGCCATCAAGGCAAAGACTTCTGAGGAGACAAAACCATGATGACCTATCACTTGATGACATTCATTGGCGCAGCATTGGTGGGCGCAGGACTCATGCTTGTTATTGGCGCAATAGCTGTCGTGCTTATCCATATGGTTGACAATGACTGACGATTTGATTGACAAGATCATTGCCGCAACTGCGGCAGACATGGGCGATACGATAGATGAAACCTATCTATCTGATGGCAGGGAATTGGTAAGATCAATTATCAAAAACTACCGTGCCTATGTTAAGTTCACTGTTGTGGAAGTGTATGACTTTGGCGATACACTTTCAGAATCAGTGTGGCGGAAACGCCAAATTGAGAGTAGTACCAAAACCTAACTATGAGGGGCTGATATGAGTGACTTTTCTCCCGAGGTGCGCAACGCCGCACTCTGGTCTAGTGATGCACGCCGGTTTGTTGAAGGCCGAGGCGGTCAAGTCTATGCTGAAAAGATAGGCGCAAAACCATTAGACGACCTTTCCGATGTTGAACCCGTGCAGATGGGCCTTGTCATGCAAGAACCTATTATGCGCGAATATGCACGGCGCAAAGGCATTAACTTCAAAGATGCTGATTACGCCCTGTACCATCCGCAGCATAACTTTCTTGCCAGCCACTTTGACTACATTAGCGAAGACGGTCAAACGCTCTATGAGGTCAAGAACCTTGGTGTTCATCAGCGCAAGAAGTATGGCGACGATGGCACGACAGACGTTGATGTTGGCTATCGTGTCCAGTGCTTGCATGAATCCTTAGTTCACCGCATCGAGCATGTTGTCCTTGTTGTCTGCTTTGGTGGGCAGGAGATCGTAGGTTATCCATTATCTTTCTCTGGCGAACAGTGGGACATGCACGCCCGTGAGATGGCGCAGTTCTGGAGCCGTATCCAAGCACGCAGGTTTGATCCTGAAACAATGGGTGACGCTGCAAAGATTGTCTACAAGGAAGACAACGGCACTAGCCTGATGGCAACGTCAGAGCTTGAACAAGCCTGTGAAGCCTTGAAGATCATCAAGGAACAGCGCAAGGCATTAGAAGCGCAGGAAGATGCCCTAGCTGCCAAGGTGCAGGGCTACATGATGGAGTCCAGTCAGCTTGCAACCTACGATGGCAGGATTCTGGCAACGTGGAAGAACAGCAAGCCAACCAAATCATTCTCTAAAGACTTGTTCAAGAATTCCATGCCCGACATGTATGAAAAATTTATTGTCGAACAACCCGGTTCACGCCGATTCCTTTTGAAGTGAGGTCATCATGAGTAATGTAGTTAATCTATCCGGCGAATCCTCTGGTGCGCTAACACTTGATCCAGCCATTCAATCCTCTATCGTTTTACGAGGCGACTTGTCTGGCCTAAATGAAACACAAAAGCAGCAATACTATCTTTTCCGCTGCCACCAATCTGGCCTTGATCCTGCCGCAAAACCCTTTGACCTTCTGACACTCAATGGAAAACAAGTCCTTTATGCAAATGCTGGCGCAACGCAGCAGTTGTGCGCTATTCACAAGCTATCCACACAGATTACGCATCGAGAACGTGTTGATGGAATTTACCTTGTCTCGGTTAGATGCACCGGCGCTGATGGCAGAGTTTCAGAAAATCAAGGTGCAGTGGATGTTGGGACTCTTACCGGAGAAAAACTCGCTAACGGTATCCTTAAAGCAACTACGAAAGCAATTCGGCGGGCGGTGCTTGCACATTGTGGACTCGGAATGCTTGACGAAACTGAAGTTGAAACGATCCCGAATGCGCGTAAAGACCCTCTAGTCATGCCGCAGGAAGTGCAGCCAGTACAAGTTGAGGTAGTAGAGCAACCTGTCTCTGGCCCCGGTGTGCCGTTCATGCTGCCCAATACGCCACAGCCTTACAAGATATGCCCGAACGATGAGGAGTTTGTCTCAGCCTATCTGGACATGGTGGAGAACATCCACAACTCCAAGAAGTACAACGCTGCGGAGAAGCTATCAAAGATCAACATGATGGAAGAGCCGAACGACTTTGTACTGGGCATGATTGAATCCAGCAATAAAGCCTTGTTTGAAGTCTGGACGAATGGTGTCAAGACAATCAAAGGGTTCTTGGATGAAGAAATAAAAAAGGGATAAAGCCAGCAGGCGGTAAGGGTGAGAGCCAAAACCAGATGATCCTGAATCACTTGGAAAGAGGCGAATCCATCACCGCCTTAGATAGCTTGAGACTCTATGGCGTGCTTCGGCTGGCGGCACGCATTGAAGAACTCAGGAAAGATGGCAAGACAATCGTTACACAATCAGTGCGGCTAGGGAACAAAGAGTTTGCACGCTATACATTACTGAAAGGGAAAGAAAATGAGTGATTACGACAAGGCAGAGCGCAAGGTAGGCACCGGCGCATTGTTTACCAACCGCAAGCAGGGCGCAGGCATCCCCAACTGGAAGGGTGAATTGCGCGTCAGTGAGCATTACGCACCGGGGGATACGATTAAGATCGCCGGGTGGACTAAGGATACTTCAGGCGGTCTACCGCTTATCAGCCTGAAGGAAGATAACTGGCAACCGGCAGCACATACGGGTGGCGGTAATCGAAACCCTGCACCATCCAAGCGGAAAGACGATGATGACATTCCATGGTAAGGAGAACTAATATGAAATATTTATTCGCACTTTGGCTGGCAGTTGCTGCACCAATGGTTTACGCTGCCTGTACTTACAACACCTATTGTGATGGCAGCAGATGTGTTACTTGCACAACCTGTTGCTATGGCAATAACTGCAATACGAACTGTTACTAATGTCAAAGCTCAACAGACAGCGGGGCGCATCCTACGAGCGCGAAGTAGCCAACGAGATATTCGATGTGCTAGGGATACGCATTCGTCGCAACCTGAAGCAGTATCAGGTGAAGGATGAGGGCGACTTAATCCTTGGGAAATATCTCATTGAATGCAAACGTAGGCGCAAGATTGCCGTTTATGATTTTGTCGAGCAAGCAGAGAAAGCCTGTGAAGCTGGACAAATCCCACTGGTCATCATGCGTGAGGATGGCGGTAAATCGCTGGCCTTGCTGCGCCTGCCTGATCTGTTGACCCTGCTTGGTAATGAACTAGACCCCCATCAGTCGCAGGGTGAATCCTCCCCCGAGGATAGTTAGGAACGTTGCGGGGCGCAGCGTTACTGCGGCACGCCCCACCTTCGGAGATAACATGGACAAGCAAAAGCATATCTTTATAGCAACACCTATGTATGGTGGACAATGC